CGCCCAGACGATGACGACTCGCCTCAAACGCTGTTTGTGCGCCCCGGCGACCGCATCGCCCAGGCCATGATCGTGCCCGTGCCCGACGTGACTTTTGAACTGGTGGCCGAGCAGCTGAGCATCACCGAGCGCGGCGCGGGCGGGATGGGGAGTACCGGGGCATGAGCGCGCAGCCCGCTTACCTGGTCAGCGTGTGCGGCGCCAACGCGCCCACCAAACTGCACCCCACCCTGGACGAAGCCAAAGCCGAGGCCCACCGCCTAAGCTGCGACACCCGCAACCGCGACCGCACCATTTACGTGCTGCAACTGGCAGCCATCTACAAGCCGCAAAGCCAGCATGTGTGGGAAGCGGTGGGGGAGGCGGCATGACCCGCGACGACATCATCCGCAAAGCCAGAGTGGCCGGGTTTGCGATGGAGAATTCTGCGTCAATCCAGGCAGCTGGACGCTTTGCAGCACTTGTCGCCGCTGCCGAGCGTGAGGCTTGTGCGAAGGAATGCGAGGCGCAGATCAAGACCTTTCTCAGCACATCCTACGCAACGAATCAGCCAATGAGCTCATTCAAAGAGCGTTTCGCCTGTACAACCTGCGCCGCATTCATCCGAGCAAGGGGTAAGCAATGACCCGAGACGACATCATCCGCATGGCGCGGGAGGCAGACCTGATTGACTTCCGAGATGCAGACGACGATCCGCACACGACGCAGATGGTCGAATTCTTTGAACGCTTCGCCGCCCTTATTGCTGCTGCCGAGCGCGAAAAGCATTTGCAGGAGCCTGTTGCGTGGATGTGTTCTGATGAAAATCTTGCTCACAAAGGCTACGAACGATTCTCAAGAAATTGCGAAGGCGTATGGAACATACCTGTGTACACCGCTCCAGCAGCACAGCGGCAGCGTATGCCTGATTGGATGGACTACGACTCTGCAACAGACGTTTTAACAATTCACGGAAAGCGATATTCAGCGGCGATGTTTGGCGAAGACGGGTTTCTTTCTCCGCCCGGAACACTGCTTCGCGTTGAGCAAGGACAGCCTGAATGCGTAACACTCACCGCAGCACCTGCGCAGGAGCCTGTGGCGTGGATGGATGTTGGTGATAAGGGAGAACATTATTCACTCAGATTTTGGTCTGAACCAGACAACCGAAATGAAGTCCCTCTTTACACCACCCCGCCCGCAGCACAGCCAACAGGCAAAGCACCTTGCGAACGTCACTGCGAGGCCAATGCGTTCAAGATTGAGATACGGGGTCTACGCGGCCGACTGGAAGCGCCACTGCCCACACGCAAGCCGCTGACAGAAGATCAGATCGTCAAATGCTTTCGCACCGTGTGGCCGACCGGTGGCGTGGTTTTCACAACGGGCGCGATTGCGTTTGCCAAGGCCATCGAAGCCGCGCACCAAATCTCAGACGCCAGGCAAATGGTCTGCGAATGGAAGCCCGAAGACGACGTGCATATGCCCGGCACCTGGGCCAGCGCGTGCGGGCAGCTGTGGTCATTCATCGATGGCACGCCCGCCGATAACCGGGTGCGCTACTGCCACGGCTGCGGTCGCCAAGTGGCCGAGGTACACAACCCCGACCAGGACACCGCGCCATGACCAAGCCCAACACACCCACCATGGGCCAGCTCAAGCGCAAGATTGAGCGGCTGGAGGCGCAAATCGAGGACATGCGGATGCATTTTGAGCGAACGCAAACCACGGTGTTCGACTTGATCCGCGACAAGGTTGATTACGAAATGCGGGTAGACCACGCCCGCCGAATTCTGGAAGGAGAGGAAGCGTGACCACCGAGCTGATGACGCCACAAGAGATTGCCGACCTCATGAAGATCGAGCGCCGATACATCACACCCCTGTTTCGGCAAATTGGATTCCCGGCTCCGGCTGTAGACTTGTCACGCAAAAACAGACGCTGGACCCGTGACAGCATCGAAAACTGGCTTCGCCGCCAGGAGCGAAAAAACAGCGCCGGCTGACACATCAAAAAGCCCGTTTCGACCGCCAACTACGAATAAATTTACGAACGGGCCGTTTTCTATAGCTAGATGATTCCGGCCCCGGGCACCACCCCCATCTTGTCTAAGCCCCTGATTTTCAACGATCAGGGGCTTTTTCATTGGGGGAGTGGAGTTTTCATTGGTGCGGATTGATACGGATGAAAACGTCCAAAAACAACAAAAAGCGGGTTTGTGGCGTACCATTTACGAAAAATTCACGAACGGATTTACGAATGGGACGAACAGGCTTACGAACGGTGCAGGGGCGGCTGTGGCGCTGATTCGGCCGTACAAAGACGGCTGGCAGGCGCAAGTGGCGGTAAAGGGTTTGCGCAAGTCCAGCACTTTTGCCACCAAGCGCCTGGCGCAAGAGTGGGCGCGGCGCACCGAGCAAGAATTTGCACAGGCCGCCAAAGACCCCAGGCCGCAGGGCAAGACCTTGCAGCAAGCCACTGCGCACTACCTGGAGACCGTGAGCCCGGGCAAACGCGACGCGGTGGACTGGGAGCGGCGGCGCTTTGAATCATTTTGCGATCACATCGACCCGCTACTGGGCCGGTTTGGCGACGCACACCTCAACGCCATCGATGCGCCCGCGCTGGGCCGGTGGCGAGACCAGATGCTGAAAACCGTGTCGGGCTCGACCGTGGTTCGATATGTCAACCTGTACCGCAACCTTTTCAAGCTGGCCTACCGGGAATGGAAGTGGGTGGACGCCTACGCCTGGGACGGCGTGCGGCTGCCCGCTGAAAATGCCCCGCGTGACGCGGTGTGGCGCTGGCAACAAATTCGCCAGATCTTGCGGGCGGGCCAGCAGCGCGGCGGCAAGACGCAGGAGGTGGTGCACGCCTTTCACATTTCGCTGCACACCAGCCTGCGCTTGCAAGAGGCCCTGGCTGCGCCCGTTGGCTACAACCGGGCCACGGGCGTGATTACCTTGCCCAACAGCAAGACCATGGCGCGGCCCGAGCGGGTGCCGGTGGTGACGCGCCGTGGCAGGCGGTTGCTGGAGCGCTTGCCGGCCCTGAATGTGGGTGCCAATGAGGCCAGCACGCTGTTTTCAGAACTTCGCACCGAGCTGCTGATTGAAGGGCTGCAATACAAAGACTCGCGGGCCACAGCATTGACCTGGCTGGCCCGGCGGGTAGACATTCTGGTGCTGGCTCGCGTGAGCCGGCACAAAAACATGGAGTTGCTGCGCTCCACGTATTACCGCGAGACGCCCGAAGAAATTGCCGGGCGGCTGGCGGGCTGATGGGGCCAAGCTCTAGCCGCCCTACTTCACCGCCGGCGCCTGGGCCAGCAGCGTGCTCTTTTGCTGGCTGCCGTGCGAGCTGCCTAGCCAAAAATTCAGCACCGCGCCAAAGCCGGCGCTCAAGGCGCCCAGCAAAATCAGCAGGGCCTGTTGGTCTGACACCTGTAACACGCCCAGCATCATGAAGGTGAGGATGGCAAAAAATCCCAGCACGATGATGATGCTGAGCACGTCGACCGTGTAGCTTTTGGTGGCGGCGCGCAGGTCGCGGGCGCCCTGGGTGTTCTGGACGTGCAGGCGCTCCAGGTCAATTTCGTGGGTTTTGAGAAACTTGGCAAACTCGATCTCGGCTAGTTTGATGCTGGCCACCTGATCGGGGTTGAGCTTGTTGCTGGCCAGCGCGTCGGTCACGGCCTCGATGGTTTTGCTTTCCAGGCCCAACTTGTCGGCCAGAAAGGACGCAGCCGCGCCGCCCAAAGGCCCGCCCAGCGCAGTGCCCAGCATTGGGGCCAGGGTTTTGAGCCAGTCCATATCAGGCCTCCCGCGTTTCAGCGTCGCCCAGGGGCGGGTTGATGATTTCGATGATGATCGTCTCGCCGTGGTCGATGGCGCGGCGCAGCTCGGACTTGATGAGGGCCACGGCGGGCCGGCTGGTGCCGCCTACCAGGCTGACATCGGTGGCGCGCATGCCCAGCAGCAGGCAGCCCTCGGTGTGGTCAGACGTGTTGCCGGCGTGCATGCGGATGTATTGAAAGCCCGGCACATCGTGCAGGGTGGGCGTGTCAAAGCCAAAGCGCGGGCTGGTCTCTAGGGTGACGCGGTAGGCGCCGGCAGGGATAGCCGTGGCGCCGTGGATCTTCCAGCTTGATACGGGCTGGCCCGCAATTTCTCGCACCTCGTCTTCGAGGGTGCGGCAGGCAAAGTCGCCGTCAATGTAGAGCTTGCCGATGGTGGCCCCGCCGACGCTGGGGCTGCGTTGCACAAGCAACCGCATGGCGCTTTACCGGCCCCAGAGGGTCGTAAAAATGACGCCACCCATGGCCAAAATCATCACGCCCGAGGCCTGCATGAGGATGGATTCCAGGCGCTTGAGGCGGGCATTGATTTGCTCATAGCGCAAGGCGCAAATGGCCTCGTGGCTGTTGAGGCGGGCAGAGGTTTCGTCGATTTCGGACATGGTGGGCGTCTTTCTGGGCGCTTAGGGGTGCGGGTGTGGTGGCGGTGCCGCTTGTGAATGGCGAGCCTTACAGGCCCAGCTTGGCCTTTTCTGTGCGGCCCCAGGCTCGGCATTCTTCGGCGTAGGCGTTGTAGGCCAGGGCTTCGGGGCTGGGGGCGGTGCGCAGCAGCTTGATTTCTTCGGCCATGCTGTAGCGCTCGGCAATGGCGGCTTGCACGCGTGTGTTGATGAGTTGCACGGCAGGGCTGGCTGCCTTGATTTCGCTGCGCAGAGCGTCGGTGAGTGTCAGGCCCTCGATGCTGTCGGCAATGGCGGCAGGCTGATCGGTGGGCAGGATGTGGCCATCAAACAGGGCTACAACGGTGCGGCCGTCTGCCAGTGCGCACAGCTCTTGCCCGGCCTGCTGGCCCTGGGGGGCGTTAGGCAAGCGCAGGTAGTGGGTGGTGATGGCGTCGGACACACGACGGTAGGCGATCAAAGAGGTCATGGTATTGGTCTTTCAGGGTGGTTAAGAGGTGGCCCATGCTGGCGGTGTGCCGGGCATGGCCCAAAATGGAAACCAGGCTGGCCAGGGCGCAGCGCTTGGCGCTTTGGGTGAAGGTGTGCAGGCTGTGCTTGCGTATAAAGCGGCGGCTGCGCCAGGTACGGTAGCCCACAAAATTCAAGCCACGGGCGCAGGCGTGGATGGTGTGGCGCGATAGCTCCAGGCGCAAAGCGCTGGCCAAAAACTGCCTGATATGCGCCAGGGCGGCGGTGCAGCGCGGGCGGGCCCAGCCAAACACCACAAAATCATCGACATAGCGGCAGTAGCGCTGCGCGCCCAGCTGGCGTTTGATGAAGTGGTCGAGCGGGCTTAGGTACACCAGCGCATACAGCTGGCTGAGCAGGTTGCCGATGGGTATGCCCAACGGCTGCACATGGGAGTGGCCGTATTCGGCAAATTGCATCATCACACCCACAAAACGGGCGTCTTTGATGTGGCGCTCGATCAGCGTGCGCAAAATGGCGCGGTCTATACGGTAAAAAAACTTGCGTATGTCGAGCTTCATCACGCAGGTGCCGGGCGGGCTGGCGCGCAGCGCGGCCTGGGCGTAGTCTGCGGCGGCATGGGTGCCTTTGCCTACGCGGCAGGCAAAACTTTGGTCGATGAAGGTGCGATTGAAAATGGGGTACACCACGCGATAAATGGCGTGTTGCACCACCAGATCACGAAAGGCGGGCGCATAGATGGTGCGCTGCTTGGGCTCGAACACCTGAAACTCGATGTAAGGCATGGGCCGGTAGGTGCCGGCATGCAGCTCATCAAACAGGGCGTCGAGGTTGCTGGCCAGGCGGCGCGAAAACTCCAGGCAGGCGCGCTTGCGCATCTTGCCCTGGCTGGCATCTAGCCAGGCCTGGTAAAGCGACTCGCGGCTAAAGGCCACGTCGAACAAAAAGCCCACGCGCTTCAAGATGCCGCCTCCAGGATTTCGAGAGCCTTGCGGCCCCTACCAGCAAAGATGCGTGCAGCAGATTTAGCGCCGGGTTGCCCCGAGCGCAGGAAAGCGCCTCCCTTGGTGCCACCGTCTGCTTGCGCAGTGCGAGGTGATTCCGAGTCCGAGCGAAACCCGTAGTTATCGTTCGAGTTTGCCCGCGAATTGTTCAGATTCAGGGCCCAGACACCGGCATTCGAGCCGTTGTTCCAGTTGCCGCCACAATTCGGACACATGTTAAGACGCCTCCCTGGTTTGCCCCGTTACCGGGGCGTTTGGGTTTGCGCGTGGGCTAATTGACTCTTTGGCTTTTTCTGCGGCAATCCAGCCGCCTATCATGCGGCCCAGCTCATCAACCATGCGGCTGATGGCCAGGTAGCGGTGCTCTGCCGTGCCCAGGGGCCGCTTGGCAAGCTGAGCGCCTTCTTTGAAGCTGAAGTAACCCAGCTCAAACGCCAGGCGCAAAAACATGCGCAGCTGCTCGTGCGCAATGTCCAGGCTGACCAGCGTGGTTTTCTTGTGATAGCGTTTTTGCGCCTCCACGATAAGGCCATAGCACTGGTACGCCTGCACGCGGATTTGCTGCGCAAGCCCGTATTTTTCGTGCTTTGGAAAGTGGTTCAAGTACAGATTCATTTGCTTTGCAAAGTCTGTGAACTTGGCGTCCAGTCGGGCTTCATCGTGAATGGCCATCGCTACCGCTCAGGCCTCAAAGATACAAGGCCGAGCGAAACCCGTAGTAAACGCTCGAGCTTGCCCGCGAATGGTACAGATTCAGGGCCCAGACACCGGCAGCCGAGCCGTCGGTCCAGTGGCCGCCACAATGCGGACACATGTCCGCAGCGCTGTAGTCCCACAAGCCATCGCTGCCAAACTGATTGCTTCCGCCGGCAACCAAGGGAATGCCGGCTGCCGTCATTTGCCAGGCGGTGCCGCTGATGGCGGCGCTGAGCACTTGGCTTGCGCTGCCTTGCGTCAAGACCCGATCGCTGAAGTTGACGGCATAGCCGGCAAAGCTGTTCATCACGCCGAGGTCGTCATAAAGCGCAGCCAGGCCAGTGGCGCCCCACAAGTCGGTGGCCAGCGTGGTGCCGCCGGTGACTGCCGCCATATTGGCGCTGGTTTTAAGCACATAGAACTTGCCCACAGCCGGGTCGCTGCTGTCCATGGTGATGCCGGGCGTGATTTCCCAGACCAGGCCATTGAGGTCAACCACGCCGCAGTTTTGGCCGTTGTGCGCTGTTTTGGCCAAAAAGTTAGCGCTGCCGGTTTTGCCTGTACCCGCGTAGGTGGCGTTGCCGTCCCAGGTGTAGGCAATGCTGGCGTCGTTGGTGTCGCCCAGGGCGTTGTTGTTGTTGCCTTTGGGGAAGTTGGTGCTACCGGCGCTGTACCAGGCGCAATATGCTGTGCCAGTGCTGGCTGAGCCGTGGGCATTGGCCAGCATGGCCAGGGCCTTGTTGACGAAAAGGCTGTTGCAGAAAAAGCTGCTGCCCCGCGTTTTGGCGGCGGCAATGGCGCCCGCAAAGTTGTTGGATGGCGCGCCTGTGAGGCTGCTGAATGGCGTGTTGGCCAAGCCGCCCCGCGTGGCGCTGCTGAGCACCACGCCGTTTTTGAGCGAGCTGGCAACGCCACTGTTGTTGGAGCACAAATACTTGTCTACAAACACGCCGGCGCGGATGCTGCCGTTGTTGTAAAACGCGCGGTGCAGTGCGTAGCCCGCGGCATTGGCGGCGGCTACGCTGTCAAAGTAGCCAAAGGCCTTGATGTCAATCACGTTGATGGCGGTGCCATTGGCGCCCGTGCCGTAGCGGTAGAAGAACGCGGGCACGTAGCACATGACTGAGCCATCGGTGTACTGGTAGTTGCCATAGTTGTCGCTGGCTGGGTCTTCGGTGCCGTACAGTTTGGCAAAGCCGGTGGGCAGCTCGGGCGCAATGCCCACGCCAAAACCCTGCTGGCCGGGCGTGCCGATGTGGTTAACGGTGCCCGCGCCTGTAGCGGTGCCTACGCGGATGCCGTTGGGGAAGGCGACGGGCGAGCCGTCTGGCGTTTGTACGGTGCGGATGATGAGTGTGCTCATGGTGGGGTCCTTGGGTGTGGTGGTCCGGGTGGGGTGGCTAGTCAGGTCAGTGGATTGACCAGGCGGCGCTGTCTTGCACAGTCACGGTGATGCCGTCTGCAATGGCCAGGGGGC